GTTGAAGGGCGCTAGGTCCTCGTCGGTGGGGTCGGGGGGGAAGGAGACGTTGGGGTGCTCCTGACGCAGTTGCCAGAGGCTACGAGGGTATTCGAGGGTGATGGTGTCGATTAGGTTCATTCGGCCTCGGGGGTGAGTTGGGCAACTTGCTCCGCGATCACGTCGCGGATGATGCGAGCGCGAAGCTGCTGGCGAAGTTCTTCGTCAAGGCGAGCCTGTAGATCATCACGGAAGGCGAGAAGATCGTGGTTATCGGCGTGATCGGCATTGATTTTGGCGATGGCCAAGCGGTAGTTGTCGATGTTGATTTGATAGGTGAGCAGTTCTTGATCGCGGCCTTCAAGGGCGGGGGTGAGGATGGAGAGTTTGTTCATTAGGAGTTCCAAGGGTAAACGGAGATCAAAGGGGTGGAGACGTGACCCACTGCAATAGCATCACCGGCCGGAGAGAATGCAACGCTTTGCCCAATGCCAGCAGGCAATGTTGCGGGGTTGGTGTATTTAGTGCCAAAACCTGCAGTAGACCACGGATATACAGTGACGAAAGGGCTGTTACCATGCGCAACGGCCAAGGCATTACCGGCAGGGCTAAAGGCAACACCACTGGCTAACGGGGCAGGCAGTGTTGCAGGATCAGCGTATTTAAGCCCAAAGCCTCCGGCAGACCACGGATAGACGGAGATGAAAGGGCTGGTGCCATGCGCAACGGCCAAGGCGTCGCCAGCCGGGGCAAAGGCAATAGCATAGCCAATGCCAGCAGGCAATGTTGCGGGGTTGGTGTATTTAGTGCCAAAACCTGCAGTAGACCACGGATATACAGTGACGAAAGGGCTGGTGCCATGCGCAACGGCCAAGGCATCACCGGCAGGGCTAAAGGCAACCCTTTCGCATTGCCCGGTAGGCAGCGTTCCAGGGTTGGTGTATTTAGCCCCAAAACCTGCAGTAGACCACGGATATACAGTGACGAAAGGGCTGGTGCCATGCGCAACGGCCAAGGCATCACCGGCAGGGCTAAAGGCAACCGCTAGGCCAATGCCAGCAGGCAATGTTGCGGGGTTGGTGTATTTAGTGCCAAAACCTGCAGTAGACCACGGGTACACATTGATAAAAGGGCTGCCAAAATGTGCCATCGCAATTACATTGCCTGCTGGGCTAAAGGCAACGCCACGCCCTGCGATGGTAGGCAGCGTTCCAGGGTCGGTGTATTTAGCCCCAAAGCCTGCAGCAGACCACGGATAGGCGGTGATAAATGGGGAGTTGGAGTGAGCCACTGCAATAGCATTACCAGCGGGGCTAAAGGCAATGCTATTGCAGTTACCACCGGGCAACGTCGAAGGATCTGCATACTTGGCCCCAAACCCAGGCGGCCCACTGCTGCCACTATTCGTTGCTGCCAGTAATGCACTACGTCCAAGCATGATCACGCCCTCCCCTTAAGCGGCGCAACCTCAATAGTCGTGCCACCACCAACAACTTCAATAACAACCTTCTCAATATCATTTGCGGTAGGTGTCATTGCCGTTCCACCATCCCACTTCACCGTGTAACCACTGTTTCCCGTAAACCATGAAATCGTACCTGATGTGTACTGAAAACTCAGCACGCCCCGCCACAAATACCCGCTCGGAATCGTATTAAGATTCGACAGGTTAATCGTAGTTGCCGCTGCAATCGCTGCAGCAGTGACAAACTCATTAGCAGCCTGCACATCCAACGTGTAAACATTGCTCACCGCCGTCACCGTATTCCGCACCTGGCAGGTCGCACCGGCTACCGTCAGCTCCCATCCCGTCACGGCAGCCGTACCCAGGCCCAACCCTGCAAACTGCGGCGTGCTACTGGTGCCGAGGCTTACATCACCAGCCGTCAACGCTCGGAACGTCGGTGCTACCGCAGCGCCACTGACCGGGCCAGCAAACACCAAACCGGCCGCCTGCGTCTGGAATGCACCGGTCAGCGTGCCAGAGCTCGTCACCGGGCTGCCGGAAACTGAAAACACACTGCTAGGCAGATTCAGTGCAACGCTGGTCACCGTGCCATCAGGGCCAGCAGGAGGCTCCGTGTACGAAATCACACCCGTATTGGCGTTATACGACAGCGAACCACTCACGCTGATCGACTGCCGCGCCCGTGCCTGCGTGAAATACAGGTTGACCGAACCCTCGCTCACCGCATCCGTGCTACCAGGGCTGGCGCTGATCTCGACGTACACTGATCCGCTCCAGCGGTAGGTCTTGTTGCTGTCCAGCGCGACGTAGATTTTGCCGGTTTCGCCCGTGGCCGGGAATCCCGCCAGGTTGGCGAACTCCAGCACATCATCCACATAGCTCGGCAGCAGCGACGATGGGATCAGGCCCGAGCTGTCCAGCCTGGCCAGGCCGTTGGCGGTGTTTACCGACAGCTCCAGCCGCCTGGTCCGCGTCCAGTACCCCTGCCCGTCCTGCGTGCTGGTGTCGGTGATCGTCAGCGGCAGGCCCGCTGTCACCGTTACGTTCTGCAGGAACTTGTTATCGGCATAGGTCTTCACCGCAAACTGCGTCGGTGCAGTGTTCCCGTCAGGGGCGCCGGTTGAGGCGATCAGTGAGGTGTTGTTGCTGATCTCCCTGAGCTGCTCGCCAACGGTGCTGATCCCGCCGTTCCGCGAAAATGGCCCGATGAAGTTCAGACCGCTCAGGTTGAACTGATCCGTGTTGATCGTGACGCTGCCGGTGGTGCCGTCTACCTCGAACTGGCTGCCAACCTTGAAGTCGCCCTTCTCGTTGGTGTTGCTGCTATACACCTTGCCATTGTTCGTCTCAACAATCGCATTAGCCGGTACTGGTACACCACCATTCCACGGCAGTGCGTCATAATTTGTGCCCGCACCCACAAACTCGAACGTATGTGAAGGTGCGCTAATCTGCGACCGGTTGCGGAAGTCCAGCACCTGGCCCGCTGTCACCGCATCCTTCAACCCACCATTCAACCCCGAGTAGAACACCACCCGATAACCCGCCCTGGTCGGATCAGTGTTCGCCACCGCAACGCCGCTGGCATTGATCGGCACGCTGCTGGTGACGATGTAGGCGCTCGTTGGGCAGATGAATCGCAGCCCATTCACCGTCACGTTGCCATTGCCGGCAGGCAGGATCGTCTTCACCGTCAGCGTCACCACGCCCGTGGTCTTGTTGTAGACCGCGCCAGCCACGCCGTAATCAGTGCCGCCGATCGTCGCCGTGCCACCGCTCACGTATTCGTGATCAGGGCCAGATGCTGCCGCTGCTTCGGTATAAGTCAGCACATAATTGCTGACCCTGGTATAAGCAAACGTCTTAGCCTCAGCCAGCTCCGTCGTAGCATTTCGCGGGAACACCAACTGCGGGAACATCAACTGCCCAGCATTCGGGCGTGACGATGAATCACAGATAAACGAAAGCCCCGCCAGCGTCACGCTTGCGCCGATCGTTGGTGCATACCCCGTCGCCGTCAACACCGTTACACCCGTGGACTTCGTATACACCGCACTGGTGATCGGGTAACCAGTCCCGCCCACCGTCACCGTGCCGCCGCCCACGTACTCATGGCCGATGGTGCTGGTGGCCAGCGTCACCGTGAACGTGCTGCCAGGCGTGCTGCCGCCCCGTGCTGTTACCTGCACCGCATTGCCCGCGCTGCCCAGACTGCCGGCGCTCGGATACTTGATCTGACGCCCCAAGCGGTTGGCACCGAAGCCGATCACATCGAGCTGCGTAGCGCCCTGCCGCACAAACTCATAGGTGCCGCTGGCAGTGCCCGTCACATCCAAAGCACCACCACCCGACGTGGTGCTCACCTGGAACGCATCAGCCGTTAGGCCGCTGCTGATCACAAAGTAAATCGTGTTGGCCGTCAGACCCGTAGGCAGCGTGCCTTGCGTGGCACTGAACACCACCTGATCGCCCGCTGACAGCCCGTGCGCGACGCAGCCGAATACATTGGTCGCCACGTCAATCGTGACGGCCTTCTCTGCTCTCACGGCCCCATAGGCCGCCACCCGAGACTCACCGGTGAACAGAGGCCTGCTGCTGTAGCCATCTGCCATCAGGCCATACACGCCAAAGTCAGTAGTGCCGCCACCACTCAAATTGACCTGACCGCCACTCTCGGTCCGAACGTGATACGTGCAGAACGTCCCGAAGAAGCTCACCAACTGCGCATAACCATCATTCACCACCAGGCAGCCAGGGCCGCCCAGATTCACCTGCGTATAACTGTCCACCACCATCGACCTGATGGGACTGTTCAACGCACACTTGCCACCATCCACACGGATGCCGCCGCCTGTGTTCCCCGTGCTCTGTGAACCAGCTAGACCAGCATCATCCTCAGCCGTGATACTGGTGCAATTCTGGATGTAAGGTGACTTCAGAATGAACGCGCCAAGTCCGACAGCACCACGCGCAGTATTGTCCGCCAACTCATCAAAATCAATCGCCCATGCCTGCCGCGTTTCATCTGCCTGGTGCCCGGCAAATGACACGCCCCAGCACCAGAAACCAGAATCAACCTTGAAAATATCGTTAAACTCCTGCCCGGCTGCACCCTGCACAATCGTGCTGCGCAACCCTGAGCCGAAAATCGTTACGTCATACTTCCAACGAATCGGCAGAATCGACTCCACATACGTGCCCGGTGCAACGAACACCACATCACCCGGCAGCGCAGCCAATGACGCAGCACGCAGCGTGCGCAGTGGCTCAGCTTCACTGGTGCCGTTGTTGAGGTCGCTGCCCTCCAGCGAAACGTAAATCTTCCTGCTGTTGCGCAGTTGCGTCACCAGTTGCGCTACAGCAGCAGCAGCAACGCCGACATTCTCCTTGCCCGACAACGCAGTCGCAAGGCCCGTGATCGTGCTAATGGCCTGCTCACCGGTATGCGTTGCTCGGTCGCGCAGCTGTGCATCAGTGGCGTTGGCGGTGGCACCCGCGGCAATCCCCGCCAGCTTCAGCGCCTGCGCAGCCGTCATCGCCCCGCGATTGCTAGTTGTCGCATCAGGCAGCGTCTGCGCAATCTGCAGCGTGCTGCAATCCTTGGTGACACCCGCTGCTACATCATCAATCGGTACCCGCTCAGCGCCTGTAAGCGGCCCCGTCGCGTCGGGCAGGCCTGAAATCGTCGTGGGCTGGGTCATGCTTACAGAGTAACGATCGGCTGCTGACTCAATGTCTGAATCGGCGTCGGCTGCGGGCTCAGCAGCTCCAACACCATCACGCAGAAGCGACCATCGGCCAGCTTCAGCGGTTCATGCTGCAGTCGATACGACTGCCCCTCATGCTGCACCTGGTCGCCATACTGCAGGGCGCCGAATTGATCGGTCCTGACGGTCAGCGCATAGTCCACCGTCACCACCTGATCGTTCATCACGATCTGACTGGCGCGGTCCATAATCCCCAAACCAACAACGGCCCCAGCAGTGACGCTGGAGCCGAAGTCAGCCAACAGGAAATCATCGGGGATTTCCTGGAGCATGGTCAGGGGCGATATTTCTTGATTCCAACCGCCACACAGCTCACAGCAGCGCTGTAGGTGCCGGTTTCATCAAAGAACCGCAGTCGCAAATAGGCCGGGAGATCATCCTTGGACAGTGCCAGCCGCTGGTGATAAGCGACAGTGGCCAGGTCAGGGAAAGCCCCGCCGGTCACATCCACGGCGTCGCTGCCGTCGGCTGCGCTGCCGGCCTGCACTTTGACCTTCATGGCGCTACCGGACGCACTGGCCGGGGCGGTGAGGATCAGACACACGTCGCCGTCGAACGCAGAGCAGTCGATGGCGGTGGTGTCATTGGCGGCCGACACTGTGGTCGGGGCCAGGATGGTGACGCTGTGCAGCGCCTCCAGGTTGCGTTGTCTGATAGCCATGGTCAGGAGTCCTCCGTGGGGGGCTGGGTGATCGTGCTGAGCTCGGGGTTGTGGTAGGTGGTGCGCCGTTTTCCGCCACGGCGGGGCGATTCGCCTTCGGCTTCAGCAGCTGGAGCGGGAGCAATGTGCTCAGCCGCCCAGCCACTGCGGATCATGTGAAGGCCCAGGTCGTTGTCAACAGTGACCACTTCGCCGATCTCTCGATCCTGGCGATTGATCACCATTGATTCGAGCATCTCGACTTGCATCCTTAGATACCCCACACAAAGGCCTCGGGATAGCGAACACCGAAATCGCAATCCTGCAGGATGCTGATCTCAACGCTGCCCGAATCCTGGTACTTGTAGGGGTTCACGCCGATGTCCTGGCCACTCCAGAACGCCAGCAGAACTTGCGAGAAGTCGCCGAACAGAACGTTGTTCACTTCCAGTTGGTTCGACATCAGGGCCGGGTAGCCGTTGATCTCGTTGTTCCGCAGGATGTAGAAGTCGCTCTGGGCGTTCTCCAGCGTGGTCTTGTAGACGCCCCTGGCGTGAGCGTTCATCATGTAGGCCATGCTGGGCACATCCAGATTGGCCAGGCTCACCTTCGTCTCCATCTCAACCAGGTTGAGGAAGGTGCCGAAGTTGTAGCTCACGCTGTTGATGGTCTTGGCCTGACCGCTGGCCAGGGTTTCAGTCCGCACGCCATCGGTGTACCGCAGGCCCAGGGGGCGCTTGGATCCGCCTTGGGAGTACAGGAAGTCCTTGTCGATACCAATGGCAACCTTGCGGCTCAGGTGGCTGCGCACCCACGCCTCAGCAGAGAAGGCGGTCTGGCCGATGAACCGGCGAGTCAGCACGGTCTTGGCGCCCACGGTCTTGGGCGTCAGGCTGACCTGGCCAGCCAGGATCTCGGAGGCATCAGGAGCTTGACCTTCGCCAACCCAGTAATGGGTGGGGCCACTGGTTTCCTTCGGGATGTCGATGTCGCCCACCAGGCCGCTCAGCACGGTGGCGCCAGCAGCGGTGATGCTCAGGCGGTTGTAGATCAGCTCGATCATCGAACCGACCAGCAGATCGGTATCGATCAGAGCGCCACCGGTGGTGAACCCGCCAGCGGTCTGATCGGCCCGGATGCCCTTGCGACCGGCGCCCATGCCGGGGATTTGCGCGACCATCACATCAGCGGGGATGCGGAACGAGCCCTGCAGCTCGCGACCCGACTGTTTCACCGCAGCGGCAGAGGCCTCCAGTTCCAGGCCGGCGGCCTCGCGGAGGCGCACATCGGTCGGGTCGGAGAAGTGGCGGATAGCGTTCAGGATGTTGTAGCTCTTGATCTCCTGATCGCTCATCCCGAGCAGGCCATCACCCGAATCCTGCAGGCGGCTGGAGATGCTGCGCTTCTCCTTGCCGGTGACAAGGGCGAACAGCTCCTCGCGGACCTTGCCGATTTCGGCGCCGGAGTTGATGTACTCCTCGGCCTTTTCGTGGCCAGCGCCGGACTGCTCGCACATGTTGCGGATGGTGCGGGCCCGGTCGCGCTCCGCTTGAATAGCGGCTGCCTCCCGGTCCGCCGCTTCGGTGTTTTGAATGGTCATGGGGACAGGTGCAGTTTGCGTACCTGAGCTCAGGCTATGGAGCACTTCCGGTTCCCCACTCCCTTCGGTCGCAGCAGCGACGGGCTCAGGCTGTTCGGGCTCGGGAGCAGGAGCGGGTTTGACTGGCACGGTGGCGGCCTGGGCTTTCGGGCGGCTGGGTTCCACGAACTCCACCAGCTCGGCCAGAGCCTGCGGCACCTTGGCGAACCGTCCACGGGGAACGGCAGCGCTGCGGATCTCGCGGGCTGGCGCTGCCTCGGTGGCAAACCCGAACTCCACGGCTTCCGCGGCAGTCAGCCATGACTCGGCGGCCATCAGCGACGCCACGTCCTCATCGCTCATTCCAGACCTGGCGGAGTAGGCCTGGCGGTAGGCGGTGCTGATGCGGTCGATCAGATCAGCCTGCTGGCGCAGATCAACAGAGCCACCTATTGCAAGGCCCCACGCTTCGTGGATCATCAGGAACGACGACTCGGGCATCACGATCTCGTCGCCCGCCATCGCAATCACCGACGCGGCCGATGCGGCCACGCCATCTATAACCATCCGCTTCTTGCCGGGATACCTCGCCAGCATCGAATAGATGGCCAGGCCTTCGATTGCATCGCCGCCATAGCTGAACAGGTTGATCGTCAGATCCTCGGTTCTCCCCACCAGTGCCCGTTGCAGCACCGAGGCGTTGATTTCCCAGCCGACCTCCCCGATCAGGGCCAGCTCCAGGGGTGCGCCCTCAGCCGCAGCCTTGATCGTCACGCCAGACATACAACCTGAGCAGTTTCTAGCCTCAGGCTATGGACCCTCAGGGGTGGCCTCTGGTTGTGGTGCCAGGGCCGACTGTGGCGCCGCGGGCTGCGACAACCCCAGTCTCCGGCGCAATGCGACCTCGTACGCGATCTGGGCCCAGGTGTGCTCCAAGTCGGTGCCGTAGAGCTCTGCCATCTGATCGGAGGTGCTCTGCAGGCCCATCTCTTGGGCATCCTTGTAGGCCTTCATTTCCTTGGCCGGGTCCACCCAGCTCCAGGTTCTGGCCTGCCACCGCGGCGCCGTGTAGAGCTCCGGCTCGTTCCAGTAGTTGGCGAACAGCTCCACCGGCAGCACGCCCGCCAACGTGGCAGCGTCAACCCATTCCTCGAACACTCGCTGATGGAACTGCTGGATGAAGATCGACTGCACAACCCTGTACCAGTCGCGGATCTCCAGCTTCTCTTCCCTCATCGAGCTGTAGTTGGCGTCGGAGTGATCACCGCTGATCGCTGAGTAGCTGGCGGTGAATCCCGTCGAGAACCGGCGCAGCATGGTCTTGAGCACCGTCTCGTACTGGTTGTCGTCCGGGCCCAGCTGGGGTGGTACGGGGTGCTCATCGGGGAACAGCTCAATCCACTCGCCAGGCGATGAGTTCGACAGCACCTCGCCGGTTGCCTGGGATTTTTCGTCAACCAGGGATGAGTTGGGGGGCGCATCATCGGGCTGCTTCTTCTCGATGAATCCCAGGATGTTGTTCGCAATTCTCTTGCGGGTCCAGTGGCTTTTCTCGTATTCGTTCAGGTTGTGGATCGTGGTCAGTACCGGCGCCAGGTGGGGGATCTCACGCAGCTGGCCGATTTCCTCCGGGATGAAGATGTGGAGCAGGTCCCGCGCATCCACGAAGATGTGCTTCGGCTCCATGCTTCGCGGATCGCCCGGATCCATGTTTCCAGGATGCCGGCGCAGCACCGCATAGCGCGTCACCCGGCCTCCCCGGCGGTCGTTGGTTTCAACGCCCATCCGCCAGAAGTGGCCAGGCCGGTCGGACCCTCCGCTGTAGTCCTCATCCAGCTGGTCAGTGCTCAGCAGCTCGAAGCACAGCTGCTCAGCGTTCGGGTTGCCTGTGGCCGATTCGCGGATGATCCGCACCATCGCTCCGCCATGGGAGCCGAAGGCACCGGCGATCATCAGCTCGTACTGGTGGAACGAGTAGCGCCCGGACAGGTCGAAGTTGTCAGGTTTGCAGAACTGCCGCCACTTCGCCTCCAGGATCTGGTTTCGTTCTTCGTCCCGCTCGATTGCGGTCTGCGCCAGGATCAGCCGGTCGAGCGCCGCGTCGAGTTCGCCGCCGGTGCGGCCACGGGCGAGCAGCGCCGCAATCTGCTGGGCAGACTCTGCGCGAGCCCTGCCGGCAGCAGGGTTGCTTCGGCCGCCCAAAGGGATCTGCCCGCGCATCTGCACGCCGCGGGCGCCAACGATGTTGATCTGCAGGCTCCGAATGGCCCGCCTGGCGTACGGGTTCAGCAGCGCCTGGTAACGAGACTTTGCCCGGATCTCCTTCAGCCCGCCGCGCAGCATCGCCTGGGGATCGAGGTAGACCGCTGGCATGTCGCCCAGCAACCTGCCGCCCAGGTGCTGGGATAGCCCGTGCGCCCGCAGCCGCCTGGCGCGAGGGCCCGGGCCGGTTTGCCAGATCCGGTTCATCAATCGCCGAGCGCGGCTTAACATGCTCATCGGAAGGCGACGCGGATTTTGCGGCTGGTGGCCGTGCCACTGGCCAGCGCCTGGGCTCGCTTATCTTGGGCCACCTGCGCGGCGAGTCGGTCCCTGAGGTTGATCAGCTCCACCAAATCGGCCCTCACCACCTTCCGGCCGCCGTTGCCCAGGGAACCGATCTGATACTCTTGCGCGCCGGTGGCGAGGGCGCGGATTGCGGCCTCCACATCTGCCAAGTCCCGCTCAGCCTGGCTCCGGTCATCAAACGTTCCAGGCGTACCAGTGAACGCCAGCCCGCGGCGCACTGTCAGGCCGCCCCGGCGCACCGTCAGCGGAGCACCGTCGACGGTGGCGACCACCTGCAGCTGCCAGGCGCCAGCGGTCATGGTTGCGGTGGACTGCTGGCTGATCACCACCTCCCACCCGCCATCGGCAGCCGTGCCATTGAGCTCAAGGCCGGCACCTGCGGTGGTGCTGCGTAGCCAGACCTTGAGAGCAGTGGCCTCAGCCGGTGCGCTGGTCTCCAGCCATTTCACCCGGTCGCCTGTGTAGAGATCGGCTGGGTTCATGCGATCGTCAATACCTCAGGCTGAAGTTCCGGCGGCGCACCACTGGCCGCGCCGTTTCCTGCTTAGAGCCTACGGACGCCGCCAGCTGCGCCTCCAACTGGTCCCACATTGTGGCGCGGTTATAGCGGCGGCTCACCAACTGCAAAGCAGCGTAGGCGTAGCGCGTGCAGTCGCCCGCCTCATCCCGCATTCCGGTCGGGCAGTCCCAGTGATATTCGCGGCCGTGGCTGCCCTTCTTCGGCATCCGCTTCCACGGAAACAGCTCCGCCAGAAACTGATCCGTAGACGCTTCGCCGAGGTGCAGATACCCGGGCCCTGGGATCTCATTCCTAAGCCGGCCCTGCAGGTGCGACACGCTGATTTCATAGCCCACCCGGTACAGCAGTAGGCCCTTTTTCTGCACCGCCTGATTCTTCCTGTTGATGTCCACCGGCGAGCCGCGGCCCACCAGCGGCTTGCCCTTGGCACCATCACCACGCACCGGCACCCACAATCCCCCCTGTTTCCGGCACCAGTCCCTGATCTCCTGTGTTGAATGGCCGCCCTCGTCAATCGCACCCATCGCCAGCGGCACTTCAGCTTCATCCTCCCGGCGCCACTTCGTTGCCGCGATCCGCTCCAGCTGCTCCAAGGTCTCCTTCTGCTGCGGGTCGCCGTCGATCTCCCAGTGGCCCAGGTGCCAGCCCTCCTCGCCGCGGCCCCATCCCCACACCGTCACCACCACCCGCTCGCCCACTGAGCCGCCGCCGCCCTGCACGTCCACCCCTGCGGTAATCAGCAGCACGCCATTGGGCACAGTGCCGGCCGGATAGCCGTTGCCGCCCTCAATATTCTTCCGCCGCTCCGCCAGCCCGTCGCATGTCAGCTTGCCGGCGATGCTGTCTTCCCACGGAATCCCCAGCACGGTGTTGTGGTAGGTCTGCATCGGGTCGGTATCTCCCCGGCGCATTGCCTCCAACGCTTCCTGGTACTCGCTGATCAACTTCGACCACACCGCGCCGGCGTGGTAGCTGTATGCCGCCCAGATGTACTGGCTCTCAACTGCCGGCTCACCCTCGGCCGTCAGCGCTTGCTGTGAGCGATCCAGCCCCATCGGGCAGGCCCATCCGCCGTGTGCATCCATCTCGCGCAGCGAGGTGTAGCGGATTGGCTCCTTGCAGTTCTCGCACTCGAAGGTGCCAGCATCCGGCCCTTCCTTGGCCATCGCCTCCCACCGCAGCGGCTGGTAGTGGCTGCAGTGCGGACATGGCAGGTAGCGGTACTGCTGATCGCCACGCAGGAACCACTGATGGGTCTTGTCGTTCGGGAAGATCGGCGTGCCGCCGATGATCACCTTTGGGTTCCAGGAGGTCTCAGTACGTCGAATACCCAGCTTGATCTGGCAGCCCTCGTTGATCCGGTCATAGGCAGACGGTTCCTCGAAGATCACCACCGGCCGTTCCTTGCGCCGGAACGACTTGCCGCTCTTGGCATTTACGATGTCGATCAGCGCACCATTCGTGAGCTTCTTCAGCAGGATGGTGTTGGTCGCTGTGCCGCGGGACTTCGACTCCGACAGCAGGCCATCCAGGCAGGGCGTATCAGCGAACAGGTCGCTGATGTCTTCCTTGCTGTACTCCTCCGCGTCCTTTTCGATCGGCTGCACCACCATCACCTTCGATGGCTTCCAGTGGGCGTAGTACTGCACCGCGCCGATTTTCACCGACTCCGACCAGCCGACACGGGCGGACTTCATGCACACGAAAATCGGCACCCGCCGTGAGGCGAAGGCATAGAACCAATACGACTGGTAAGGCCGGGTGATCCATGGGCCCTTGCTCGCCGCGTTGCCTGTCACGTGGCCGTAGGTGTCGGCATACTCCACGCCGCTGAGCAGCGGCCGAGGGCGGAAACACTCAGCAATCCCTGCCGCCAGTGCTGGTACGTCTCGGGTGATCATTCCTCTTCCTCCTGATCCATCCGCCAATCCGCCACGGCGGTGAGCACCTTGGCCACCAGTCGTTCGATCATCTCCTCATCGCCGATGGAAAGGTGCGGCAGCTGCTGCTTGATCTGTTTCGGCAGCGCCTCCAGCTGATTCTTCAAGGTCAGGGCGATGGCCATCTGCGCCTGCTCAACGTCGGCCTTGTAAACCAGCTCGCCGGCTTTCTGGCGGCGCTCCAGCTCGGCAATCAGGCGTTTTTCGCGTTCGTGCCAGGCGCGTTCTTCGTTGTAGTCCGGGGTCTCGGTGGGTTCTGG